TGGGCTGTTCCTGGCTTTGATGGAGTCCCAGGATATTCTGGCAAATGCTTTCCTAAGGATGTACAAACGTTTGAAACCGCATTGGTCAAGTCCGGTATCCATGTGGACCTGATTCGTGCTATTACGGACCTAAACAATGAAATGAGGACCAATGGCAAAGAATGATCCATGGCAACATGTTGTAAAAGCACTACAAAATATCAGAGGTTTGGACGCAGATCCTATTGACCCCCGCTGGGTTTTGTGTTATACTGATGGTATAAGAAATATTGCTATGGATCATGGACATGCCAATTTGGAAGATGTGCTCCAAGCATTTGAAGATTTTTGCAAAGGATGCGGATTTGTTTTTGATGGCTTTGCTGTTGTTGACGAAGATGGCATCCCTGTAAATGGACTTAACTCGATAGCTAAACTAGAAGGCGGCCATGAAGATTAAAGTTGTTAGCGATTTGCATTTGGAATTTAGTGATATCAACATCACTAACGATGACAAGTGTGATGTGCTTATTTTATCAGGCGATATTATGATCGCTCAGGACCTACACGACCATATTGCCGCCGACTTTAGTCCTTACAGCAATGGTGCATTAGCAGACCTTGGCCGCAAATTGCAACGAGTTGCTCGCTTTCGCGACTTCTTAAAGCGTTGCTCGTTTCAATTCCCACATACAGTATATGTTGCTGGTAATCATGAATTTTATCACGGTAAGTTCTTTGCCGGCGTTGATTACTTGCGTGAAGAATGTGCCAAGTACCCTAACATTTACTTCCTAGAATGTGACACCAAGGTTATTGACGATGTAACTTTTATCGGCGGAACTTTGTGGACTGACATGAACAAAGGCGATCCGCTTACCATGCATGCCATCGAAGGCTTAATGAATGACTTCCGCATTGTTAGAAATGACAAGCGAGAATACGCTCGTATGAGTGCTCGCGATGTTGTCGGTCGTCATGCTCGCACATTGCAATACTTTAGAAGTGTATTAGCTGAACAGCACGACAAGAAATTTGTTGTGGTTGGGCATCACAGTCCCAGCTTTCAAAGTGTGCATGAAAGCTACAAGAATGAATACTTGATGAACGGTGGCTACCACAGTGACTTGAGTGAGTTCATTTTGGATCATCCACAGATTAAATTGTGGACACATGGTCATACGCATCACCCGTTTGATTATGTAATTGGCGAGACTCGGGTGGTATGTAACCCACGTGGTTACGAAAGCGATGGGTACAGCGAAGACAGCGGCTGGAACCCAAACATTGTTATTGAAATTTAAGGAGTTGAATATGACTATGCAACGTTGGATGGAAACAGTTGGTTTCCGCATCACAGAAGGTAGCACCTATGGTTGGAATTGCTATGGCCCTAACGCCTATACACTGGACAGTTGGAACGGCGAGCAAGATGGCCACAGCTTCGGCATCATCTTTGATACTCGCGACCAAACTGTTTACGAAATTCAGGCCCACGACTATGCCAACAATCGCGCATATCGTTGGGTGGCAGAAAGCTGGCGTAAAGCAATGGAGGCAGAAGCAAAGGACAAAAATGTAGTCGAAAAAGAAGCATGGGAAAACGTAAATTATGTTGACCTAGAAGTTCTAGACGACTTGTTTGAAAAAATGACAGCAATTAAAGCAGGAGTTCCATACGATACTCGCGTGTCAATTCCAGTTGACTTTACTGATGAAGAACTGTTAAAGTATATGACAATGGCACATGAGCGCGATATGACATTCAACGCCTTTATTGAAGAAGCACTGCGGGAAGCAATTGAAAAACATAAATCAGAGTTAGATGATACTGACACTGATGAATACTATGAAATTTAATCTATGAAGCCAATTGACCCGCCTGAATTCCTGTGTGTTTGGATTGTTGCCAGCATCAGTTCGTCTGGCACTATGACAACGCACAGTCCTTCTGCGGCGTCATCTGGCATTTTTCCCGGCTACTATATTAGCCTTGACGATGCACAGCAAGAACAAATGCTACTGGCACTAAAAGGCACACGAGCCCACGTATTTCAATTAGACTTTCCAAGACCATGAAAACAAGAGAAGAAATTATTACCAGCATGTGTTTTACAATGCGACATGATTTTGGTTTAGATAGAGAAGATCCTGCACCTCCATGGGAATCAGGAATGACTAACAATGAGCGCATGTTTTTATGGAACAACATGGCCCAAATCTTTGATAACGATATCGCACCATATATGGAATTTAAAAATGGACAGTAAGCTACATGAAGTTATGAACATTCTCTCAGAAGAATGTGCCGAAGTAGTGCAAGCAGTTAGTAAGTGTCACCGTTTTGGTTTGGATAACTTTAAGCCAGGCAAACCCCTAACTAATGCACAACACTTAGAAGGTGAAATTGGTGATGTACTTGCAATGGTAGATCTGTTACAATCAATGGGTGTAGTAACAGAAGCAGGTCTAAATACTGCTAAGATTGCTAAAATCGAAAAATTAAAGAAATGGTCTAATATCTATGAATGAGTTTAAAGTAAGCGAAGTATTCTATTCTGCACAAGGCGAAGGTCGCTTTGTAGGCGTTCCAAGTGTGTTCTTTAGAACATTTGGGTGCAATTTTTCGTGTAGTTCATTTGGCTTGCCTGCTGGAGAGAAAACAAACGAGCCAGATGAAATTGGTAAGGTAGTACATCTTTACAAAACATTTAACGACTTACCTCTTGCACAAACAGGATGCGATAGCTATGCGTCATGGCATCCTGCGTTCAAACATCTAAGTCCTTATTACAGTATTGATGAGGCTATTGATAAGATGTTAGAGCTAACTCCTAATCACAAGTGGAAACAAGACAACGGCAATGATGTACACCTTGTTATTACAGGTGGCGAACCTCTGTTAGGTTGGCAACAATTATACCCAGAGTTGCTCAGCGAAAACAAAATGCGGGACTTAGAAAATCTTACATTTGAAACCAATGGCACTCAACATTTACACGAAGGCTTTAAGCGTTTCTTAATGAACGATTATCACTTACGTAAAGATCAAATTACATTTAGTGTAAGTCCCAAGCTAAGTGCCAGTGGAGAAGCCTGGAAGGATGCAATCTGTCCTGAAGTAGTTGTAGAATATCAAACTCGCGGCTTTACTTACTTGAAGTTTGTTGTTGACAAAGCAGAAGACTTTGCAGAAGTAGATGCTGCCACAGCAGAGTATCGCGAAGCAGGCTTTAAAGGTCCAGTGTTTGTTATGCCAGTAGGTGGCACAGATGCGGCCTACTTTTCAAATACTCGACATATTGCCGACGAAGCGTTATCGCGTGGCTATCGCTATAGTCCAAGACTCCACGTTGACATTTGGTCAAACGGTTGGGGCAAGTAATGTACGGTACTGGATACACAGGAGGAAATCCAATGAAAGCACAAACACCTGCACAGGGTATTAGTTTGGAACAAGACTTTGGCGATGCCAAAGTTTTTAACGTTGAATGTGATTGCACATCTGATGACCACTCGGCTAAGATGTGGATTGAAGTCCAACGTGATCGAGACATTCCCGATGTTGAAGTCAGCTTTTATGTAACGACATGGACTCCTGCGTGGTCCGGTTGGGGTAAGCGTTTGCATGCAGTTTATGATATCTTGTTTAAAGGTGTACATAAGCAAGAGCATCATATGTTGCTTAACAAGCAAAGCGCCTTGAACTTTGCAGAGGCAATTAAAACTACGGTAGACGAACTTGAAGTAGTCGACAAATAATCATGTTGACCTGGACACATACTTGTAAATTTAACGGGAAACTTATAACTATGCAATCCGAAGAAACTTGTAGCCTGTGCAAGACTACATACAGTAACGAAGTTGATAAACGTATTAAACTTGTACCAGAACTACCACAGCATAGAGAAAAACAAATCCCTATGCTTTTTAAGGCATTTAAGAATATACAATGAGTGAACACGCAAATTTAACGAACCCATGTGTTGGTATCTGTGTATCAGACGAAACAGGAATGTGCATTGGTTGTTTTCGTTCCGACGATGAACGAACCAACTGGTATTTAGAATCAGACAAGTGGCGAGAAACGGTACTAGCCGAACTACCTAAGAGGGAAGAAGATGTATTTGGACGGGATATTTGAAATGTTTGAATTTATTAAAAAGATTTTCAAGAAGAAGCCGACTGCAAAGTCAATGCGTAACAGCCCCGAACCTTGGGTCAATGTAGTACAGGCTCACCTTGCACCCGATAATCCTAAACAAGGATACTTTGAACTTGAGTGGAATCCTGCGTTTGTATTGTTTTTACAACGCGGTGGATATTCGGGCGCAACAGCAGAAGAAATAGTAGATGCGTGGTTCACTGACATGTGCCGAAATGTTAGTATGGACAGCCAAGCCAACGGTAACTTCATTGCAGATGCCGGTCGTCTGCAAACTAACGATCGTACTCGCAATCAATGAAAGTTACGTCTGTTAACGTAGACCCATCTAATAGACTTTCTGTAGAACATCGTGTAGCGCACAATAAATTAGAAGTACTGTTACACAAAAAATGTGTGCTATTGGATCAGCCAGACCAAGAAATGTATGATGCATTTGCAGAATTAAGTAAAATTCCTATTACAAAAACACCACAAGACTCTATTCAAATTGATATCGGTGGTGTCATTGGCGATAAACACTTTCAGCCAAATGTTATAAAAAAAGATAAAGACGGATTCTTTGAAGCATCAGCATACAACCAGGTTAGCTTGATGCCAAAGGAGAGATATACAGAGATAAATCAGCTTTATAGTCGAACTATATCTGCAGGTGCCTTTGGTGAAAATATTCAAGTTGACGGTATTCATTCTATCGAAACATTGCCTCAAGGTACCATTTTACAATTTGGCGAAACTGCACAAATTAAAATAACACACCTACGTACCTTTTGCTATAAATTTGCAAATGTGATTTTCCCAACCGTTGATTCGTACTTTCATTGGAAAAAGAATGGTGGCGGTGTGATTACTCGGTTAGGGGTACTTGGTCAGGTGCTATGTCCCGGAACAATATTTCCCGGCGATTCTATTAAAATAGTATATCTTCCTGAGGATAGGCTCAAATTGGGCTACATACAAAGACCAAATGGAATGTTTAGTAGAACACCATGCGATCCACCAACTAACACTTGACAACAACACTTTAACCTGCTACAATACACACATGAGTTACTTAATCGTTGATGCCGCAAACTTATTCTTCCGTGCCCGTCATGTGATCCGTTCTGGTGATCCCGAGGAACGTGTTGCAATGAGCTACCATATTATCCTTGCTTCGGTCCTACGTCAATGGCGTGATCGTCAGGGCAAGCATGTTGTATTCTGTTTCGAAGGCCGAAGCTGGCGCAAGGACGTTTACAAGCCGTACAAGGCCAATCGTGCAGAAGGTCGTGCTAAACAAACTCCTAAAGAAGCAGAAGAAGAAAAACTGTTTTGGGAATCCTTTGACAAGTTTTACGAATACATTAGTACTAAGACTAACGTAACTGTTCTTAAGAATCCTGTATGCGAAGCCGACGATTTCATTGCACGTTGGATTCAATTGCACAAAGACGATAACCATATTATCGTTTCCAGCGACACAGACTTTGAACAACTTATTGCTCCTAACGTTCAATTATTCAATGGCATAACTGGCGTGCTTACTACGCACGAAGGCTACTTTGACGAAAAAGGTAAACCAGTAAAAGACAAAAAGACCAAAGAAGTAAAGCCAGCACCAGAACCAGAATGGTTGCTGTTTGAAAAATGCATGCGTGGCGATACAAGTGATAATATCTTTTCTGCGTTTCCTGGCGTGCGTACCAAAGGTACAAAGAACAAAGTGGGCTTAGAAGAAGCGTTTGCTGATCGTAATAACAAAGGCTTCATGTGGAATAATCTCATGCTTCAGCGTTGGACCGACCATGAGGGCGTCGAACACTTGGTGCGTGACGACTATGAACGCAATCGTGCTATTATTGACCTAACTGCACAACCAGATCACATCAAAGCCGAGCTTGATGCTACTATTGCCGAGGCTGTACAAAAAGAGCGTAATCCCAGCGTAGGACCACACTTTATGAAGTTTTGTGGTAAGTACAATTTACAAAAGTCCTCAGATAATGCTCAACAACACACTGAATGGCTGGCGGCCAGCTATAATTAAAATAGGGTTCATTACCCTACTAGCGTTCTGCGTTGCATTTTTTACGTGGCCAGTTAACGCAGAAGTTTTTAAGTTGGAATCTCAATGGACTTGCGGTAACACTGACGAACTGGCCGCTGAACTTAGAAGTGCTGGAGAAGATGTTGTTATGGTTGGTTCTATTGATGGTGTTGTTGTATTCACACTTTGGGCCAACTCTAGAACCCGCACATTTACCGCAGTTGGAACCCCAACTAAAAATCCTGAAATGAGCTGTATTATTATACACGGCGACAAACTATCTATTTTAGCACCAAAAACTACGGTGTAGTTGGCTCATTAAATACCTACTTTTGATAAATAAAAGTATGAGTAGACCAAAGCCCAACATCCTATTAACGTATACAAACCCAAGAACTTATAAGAGCGAAGAAGTACTTGCGGCTGATGCCATATACGCTGTTTTTTACAAAGACAAACCAATTAACCTTCGCACACTGAATAGCTTAATCAGCTATCCAGGACCAAAATACAAAAAGGTATCTTTCTCTAATCCAGGACATGCATTTAACTTAGCCGACAAGATGAACAAGCTGTTTAAGACAACAGACTTTTCTGTCGTTGAATTAAAGCAAGGCCGTAAAATTAATGAGCAAGGAACTTCCTACAAAGATAACTGAGTACTTGGCTCAGTACCCAATTCCGCACATTTGGGAAAACACCAAGATAACAGAGTACACTGTTTTTAAAAATTACCAACCTGGCAGACACAAAGGCTTGCGTTTGACTACATTTGGTTGGGAATTAATGAAGCCTCACTTTCGCTATTGGTCATACCAATGCCCTCCGGGATGGAGTCCAAATCCCGGGCACTTGATTGGACTTGAGCAACACTTGGACTGGCCTTACTATCACGGTGCTGGCTACTTTCGAATCTTTGGCGAACAGGATGCAATGGAAATCCGTTTAGTGAACGATGACATCATTCTTTGGCTAAACGGATTAAGCAGAAAAGCACAGGGAAAAGGTTAAACCTAAGTACTACCTTTTTGTTGCAAAAATACAACACTTTTTTCATAAAATTTTGGTAAAAAGAGCCAAAAACAGGTTGACCTTTGGCTCAAAGCACCATATAATAGTAACACTATGAAACGGACTACAATCACTTTGAAGCTAGAGCGTACCAAGCGTAGAGCTATTGAGCTGTACCATGCCGACAGCCCTTTCAAGGGCCGGGTAGAGGAAAGCAAAAAAGCCTACAAAAGACGCGAAAAGCATCAAAAACAGGTTGACAAGGATCTGGATCAATAGTATAATTTAAACATTGCGGAACGGTTCCGCAATAAACACTTAACACACACTCAAAGGAAATTTTATGTCTAAAGTTACTGCTCAAGCCCTTGACGCCGCAGTTGAATCAGTTATCGCTGGTGAGACTTTTACCCATGTTGGCTATGCTGTTGACAAAAAGGGTAAGGGCGCACTTCGTTACACTAACGACAAGCGCCGTACCAAGACTCTTGTTCGTGCAGGTTGCACCGATGTCAAGTTTGTGGAACTGCCTGCACCAATGACCAAAGAAGAAATCCTTGCTAGCGAGTTCGTTGCGCAAGTTATGCCAGCTCAAGAACAAGCTGTTGCGTAAAAACAACAAGGCATTTAGTTGTTGACAATCGCAACTAAATGCCTTATAATACATACATGTTCAACAAACCCTAAGTAGGAGCCACCAAATGGGAAATCAAGTAGAAACCCGTACAGTTAAGATTAGCGAGTGCAAGCCGATTTTGCGCCGTGCCGTACAGAAACGCCGTCCAGTATTCGTTTGGGGTCCTCCCGGCGTAGGCAAGTCTGATATGGTGAACCAAGTTGCCGCAGAATGGCCCAATTCCGCAGTCGTAGACTTGCGTATGGCTTTGATGGATCCTACTGACATTAAGGGTGTTCCTTATTACAGTGCCGGCGACAACACTATGAAGTGGGCTACTCCTTCTGAACTGCCTACCGCAGAGTTCGCGGCACAACACGATGTGGTGTTCCTGTTCTTGGACGAACTGAACTCTGCTCCTCCTGCTGTTCAAGCCGCGGCTTATCAGCTGATTCTGAACCGCAAGGTTGGTCAGTACACATTGCCTGACAACGTGGTTATGATTGCCGCAGGTAACCGTATGGGAGATAAAGGTGTTACGTACCGTATGCCAAGCCCCCTGGCTAACCGTTTCATGCACTTGGAAATCCGTTGTGACTTTGATGACTGGGAACAATGGGCTATCATGAACGAGATCCATCCACATGTGGTTGGCTTCTTGAAGCAGTTCAAAGGTGATCTGTATAACTTTGATCCTACGCAACACGATCGCGCTTTTTCTACTCCGCGTACCTGGAGCTTTGTGAGCGACATGTTGGATGACGACATGCCTGACAGTGCTAACACTGACATGGTGTCTGGCTTGGTTGGTGAAGGTATGGCAATTAAGTTTATGGCGCATCGTAAGCACGCCGCAGACTTGCCTGATCCTGCAGATGTGTTGTCTGGCAAAGTTACCACTTTCAAGAGCAAGGAAGTATCTGCCGCATACGCACTGGTTACTAGCCTGAGCTACGAACTTCGTACACGATACGAAGCTGGCAAGCGAGCAGGTAAGTTGGACGACTTTAACAAGAACGCCGACAACTGGCTGGGCTTTATGATGGCGAACTTTGAACCAGAAATGGTTATCATGGGTGCCCATACTGTGTTGAAGTCTTACAAGGTAGTTTTCGATCGCAAGAAGATGACTAACTTCCCTGAGTTCTTCAAGCGTTACGCCAACCTGCTTACAGATGAGTAAGACACGTAATCCGGACATAGCAGAAATGCTATATGGTCCGGATTATTCTGGTATACGAGAAGGTCAGGTACCAACCCCTTCTGATGTTGCTGAGTGGCTCCAGAAACAAAGGAAATCCTGGCCTTCTCGTACCTTATCCCGAGCCACAACAGTTACCGAAATCACTGCATGGTGCCGGCAACAAGGTTTGAAGCGATTAGATTGGGACTTTGTTCCCAAGCAAAAAATTTGGTTTAGAGAGCCTGAAGTTGCTATGCTATGGGACTTAATGTGTAGCGAAAAAACAACACAAAAATCGGTTGACGAAGAGCCAAAATCGTAGTATAATAGATACATACAGTAAGAAATTTAGGAGCCACAATGTCTAAAATGCCCGCAAAAGATCGCTTAATTAAGAGCCGTGTTAGTATGTTGCTCAAGTATCCCTTTTGGGGTCCTTTGGCGGCACGTTTGAAACTTGAAGAAGTTGAATGGTGCAAGACTATTGCAACAGACGGCCGCAAGTTTTACTACAATAAAGACTTTGTTCAAAAGTGTTCTGATGGTGAGTTGGTGTTTGGCTTTGCTCACGAACTTGGACACATTATCTTTGATCACATGACACGCCGTGGTAGTCGCGAACCCCAAGTTTGGAACATGGCAGGCGACTTTGTTATCAACAACATGTTGATTCGCGAGAACGTTGGTACTCGTATTACTGCCGTAGAAATTTTAGCAGACCGCAAGTACGAAGGCAAGACTGCTGACGAAGTTTACGATGACTTGATGGCTAATGCTACAGTTATCAAAATGCCGTTTGACGACCACTTGGATATGGAAGGTGATGGCGACGGTAGCGGAGAAGGCGAAGACGGTCCTGATGGCGATAAAGAAGGTAAAGGTAAAGGCAAGCCTAAGTTCAAGAAACTGAGCGAGGAAGAAAAGAAAGCCTTGCGCGACGAGTGGCGCGAAGCTGTTATCCAGGCCGCAAAGAACGCAGGTGCAGGTAACTGCCCCGGTGACATCGAACGCCTGGTACGTGACATCACTGCACCAGTAATGGACTTGAAGGACTTGTTGCGTATTCAGTTCTCTGGTTCAGTTAAGAGCGACTACACCTGGATGCGTCCTAACCGCAAGGCCTGGCACACTGGTGCAGTTATGCCGGGACAATTGCCTGGTGAGGAACTTGACATTGTTGTTGCTCTGGATGCTTCCGGCTCTATTTGCGAACGCATGTTGGCAGACTTTTTGGGCATGGTACAAGGTAGTTTGGATCAGTTTACATCTTACAAGGTGCGAGTAGTTACCTTTGACACAGATGTTTACAACGAAGATACCTTTACAGGCGACGATGGTCGAAGCATGGGCGAGTATAACATCCAAGGTGGCGGCGGTACTGACTTTACTTGCATCTGGCAATGGATGAAGCGTAATGATGTTCAACCGCACCAGCTGGTGGTGTTTACAGACGGTTATCCGTTTGGTAGCTGGGGTGACCCAGACTATTGCGACACGTTGTTTGTTGTACATGGTAGCAATACTATTACAGCACCGTTTGGCATTACTGCTAACTACGTGCCGCCTAAACGCTGATTTTTGCTGTGGCTCCTTTTAACGCACCTTAGGGTGCGTTTTTTTTTTTGGTTACACACGGCATAAAATGTGCTATAAGTATTTGCGGAAGACTTCCATCTTTTTAACCTAGGAGATATTAATGGAACAACAAGAACAAGCTCAACCAATCGGCTTAACACTACAAGACATGAAGATTCTTGCTGGTGCAATTGAGTTAGCGAGCCAACGTGGCGGATACCGTGCAGGCGAAATGGAAATCATTGGTGCAACTTATAATAAGTTAGCCAGCTTTCTAAAGGCCAATGAACCAGCACCTGCTGAAGGCGCTGAAGTTACCGCAGACGCGGCTGCTGAGTAAATTTAAGGAGATACCACATGGCACAATTCATTAAACATGTTGGAGTCAACGGACAAGGGAAGAAATGCGTTGTGGTATTTCGCGAACTACCCGGCGATCCCGATTCAGCATTGATCATCCCAACCGAAACACTACCACAGTTATACCACGATGATCTTATTAAGGTAATTCAACATCCAAACTGCCAAGACTTAATGGACACAAGCGATTACTTGTTCCGTCAAGTATTTCATGATGGTACAAATATGCTTAACACATTACACCAAAAAGGTTGGATGGTTAAGGTTCCAACAAAATCAGTAGCAATGACACCACGTCCTGGTGTTACTATTAACCTAGTTGATTTGAATCGTGAATTGAAACAAATTGTCAATGCACAAACTGCGGCTGGTACACGCTCAAGCGATATTGCAAATACAGCGCCAGCAAATAACCCACCAGGTGTTATCAGTGATGAAATGCTTGCAAGCAAGTATCGTGTTCAAGCCAACCAGTTTGAGTTAGAAGCAAGACGCCTACGTGAGGAGGCAGAAAAGCTCGACCCAAAAGGCGCGGCCGCGGTCGCCCCCGTAAGTCCGACTCAGTCATCAACAGCGACATCAACAGTAGTCAAGCGGGGCCGAGGACGTCCAGCAAAAGCACAAGCAGTTTAAAACCAAAATTGTTTGACCGTATTAAATCATTTTGGAGTAGTTAATGAGCATCCGCAAAAAGGATCGTAGCTTTGAAGAAATGCTACGTGAGATACATGTTGAAGAAGTACCAGTTGAATACATCGACTGGATCAAAGTGTATCTTAATGATGGCACCGAAGTAGTTTTCAAGAAAGAAGACTTGTCTGATATTAAAAGTAGCAACGAGCTATTGGCAAGTAAGCAACTGGAACAATATCTAGACAGGATCGTAGATTTTGAAGTTATGATGGATAGCGATCTTATTAAGACTCGTGTAACACGGGTAGTTGGCGCACTATTAGCTACACACTTTAATCAATAAAGTATTAAACTGATAGAGGCTTATGAGTTTTAAATAAAATATCCCAAATTGGGAAAAACAGTCCGTAGTTGTAAGTGGTGCTTCGATGATGAATCAAGTGCCACTTTCCACTTGTAAGGTATGGATATAAGTTAAAGTTTGGATTATGCTCGATTGTTTCTTGAATCAATGCAGCCCATAGATAATAGAATACGCTGATCCACCAATGGCCTGTAATCCAACTAAAGATTAATGTAGGTACAACTTCTGTAATCCACAAGTCAAGTGTGCTTTTCCAAGTATCGTTGAATAAGAACAAGTTATTCCAGTGCCACTTTGTTTGCTCGTGTGTATTGATATACTTGTGATGGTCAGCATGCGCTTTAAACGCAACTGGGAAGAACTTTAGGCCAACACCGTGGATAATACGATGTATAATGTAAAGATACAATGTCCAGCCTAAAAATACAAGTATATGTTCCATACTAGTACTTATGAATTTTCTCTGCGACAAGTTGCCAATAAATATTGGTATGGAATACTTCAAAGAAATTAACCTGCCAGGTTGGCGTACAATACAGAAATTTTGTATTAATAGATGGGACGGACAATTTACCACTGCCAAAGTTTTTGCAGGTTCAGAACTAAATTACATAGGCAGCATCATCGAACGCGATATACTAGATGTACTTGATGTCAAAGTTAAGACCAAAACGGCCATTATGTTTATCAATGATGCCAACTTTGTACAAGACCTACATGTTGATGGGTTTGATCTTGACCGCATCAATGCTTCAAACACTGCCTTAAATCTTCCTATACTAAACTGCGAGAGTGGTCCAATGAGTTGGTACGAAGGTGATTTTGTCTTAACTAAGAGTCCATTTAAAACGATCAAGTATCTCAAGATCAATTGGCAAAGTGAGCCGAGTTTAGCAGTTACTAAAATCATCAACAAACCTACGTTTGTTAAGATTGACGTTCCACACCACATTGAAAATCAAAGCGATAGTCCAAGATTGATGTTGAGCATTCGCTTTACCAAAGACATCCCATTGGAGAACATACCACCAATTTCCTAACTACATACATTAACGATAGGAGTTATTGATATGCATTGGTTAGCGTTAGCTTGCACAGCAGAAAATGAAGTATTAGCATGGTCAACAGACTTGTCTGTACTTGAATCAGCTTGCTTAGGAGAGTTCCAGGCAATTTGTAGAATTTATGGTGTAAGCGATTTACATGCTTCTCAGCTACGTCAGGGGAATTTGGATTTCAAACTCAAGTTTGATGGACCACGTAATACAGAGTTCGTAGCACATCGCAAAAGCATGGAATCTACAATCTTAAGTCACCAACTGCAAGCTCGTGTTAGTTTGGTAACAGAACTACAGCAACGACTAGCACATGGCTTTAAGCGATTCGAACAACGTTTTGAATGGCAACATGAAGCATACGAAGAAAAGTATCGTCAGGCCAACGATGTGATAAATGGTTTGACGGAAGATATTGGTATGGTCGAGGACTATGCTGAAGAAACTGGCTTAGCACTAAATGTAGCCGCTGGTCTTATTATCAACAAGTATCACAATAGAAAGTTTTTAATTTACAAGTTGGAACGACTGCGTATTAGATTTCAAAACATGATACGTGCCGCAAAGAACAAAGAAGAGTTTGCTGTTGTACGTGCGCGAATGGACGAAGATTCGTTTTTATCAATGATGATGTAACATGAAAAAATTATTATACTATATTCCCCACAGACTTTATCGCAGTCCGTTA